GTGCTCCAGTAGATGCCCTTGATATTGCTTTAATTTGAGATCCATTTGCAAATTTTAATGATAGTTTATTATTTGGAATTATATTTGTTTTTGACCAACTTGGCAAATTTTCATTCATTATTTGAACTTTACTTACCAAATTTTTTGCTACGTCTTGAGTAGTTGCGATGACTAATACATTAAAATCTTCATTAAATAACATTGACCATAAAGCATATCCTGCAGATAGTGTTGATATACCTAATTGTCTTGATTTAAGAATAACATTGTATCTGTTATTTTGTAATGTAGATAATGACTCTTCTTGAAATGGAAATAAATTAAATTTAATTTTACCTTTTGTAGGATGTTGAATATAACAATACTGACGCATAAAGTAAACAGGATCTTCTGCGCACTTTTTGTATTGCTCTTTTATTATTAATTTAATATTTTGTTTATTACTCACTGAAGTACTTCAACGGCCATTTTTCCTGTTGCTACTGCAGTTATTATACCAGATGCAAACCATATAACTTTATGATCATACCATTTAGGTTTTAAATATTTTTCACGTTGTATATACAATTCAATATTATTTTCTAATAAACTTATTTTTTTAGTTGTATACAACATTTCAATTGAATCTAATTTAATAACTGTTTCTAATTCTGACACTAATATTTCTTGTTGAGAAATAATTTCATTATTAATTGAATCTAAGTAGTATAATGAATCCAATGTTTCTGAAATATCTATAATTTCTTCACTTGTAAAACATGTATCTACTGTTTGACTAAATGTTATTAATGGCCATATAAATAATATAATAAAAATTTTTTTCATTTCCTAGTTCTTCTTCTTATATTTGCTGCAGCTGATTTAACCGCTTCATCTTTTGACTTTACTACTTTTTTTGGAGGAGATTGTTTTTTTAATTTTTTAACAGTCTCAATATTCTTTTTTGTAGTAGCAGCTTTTTTCTTAACAGCTGTTTTTTGTTTTTTTATTTCTTCAATTCTTCCATCTAATTTATTTATAGAATTAGTATTATCATCAATTTTTTTCTTTGCAGCTTTTGATTTTTTTGAATTAGAAGATTTGCTAAATAAAAATATAAATCCAAATATTCCAGCTATAATACTTACTATTAATTTCCAATATTTTTTAATCATTGTTATCCTTTGTTGTTTTTAAATTATTTAAAAAATTTGTTTTAAACTCTTCGAATTGTTTTTGAACTGTTTCATCAAATTCGTCAGCAGACATTTTTGCATCCCATGTTTCTAGTGCACCATCTGCGTTAGTTACATACTGTTGTGTTTCTGTATATATTTTTTTTAAATGTTCAACATCTTGTTCTGCTTTAACAATCCATGCTTTTGCATTTTCATAAATTTTTTTTTGTTCATATTCTTGATATTTTCCTTGTTTTCTTAAATCATGTTCCATTTCTATTACGCAATCAAAACACATACCATGAATTGTTCTCATTTTTTTATCTAAATGATTAAAACTAGTTTTACAACATGATTCTCTACAATTAGGATATGAATTTAAATATTTATTAACTTCTTCTTTAATTGAATTTTTTGGTTTCTTAACACGAAATCCATCCATTTGTTCTATTGTATAAATGGTGTTTCCTATTTTTTCCTCCCATATATCTCCAATTTCACGTTTCTTATTTTTGTCAGCTAATTGTTTAGCATCAGAAAATCCAGTTGTTTTTTTAGTTTGGAATCTATGGGTACCATCCAACATTTGTTGAATGGCTTTTATATTTTGTAACTTTTTTGACATATTTTTATTCTATTGGTGATTGTTTTTGCAATGATCTATCAATTAATCGTTTCATGAAAGCTAATAATTGAAGTTTTCGTTTTGGATTTTTATTATTTAATAATTTTTTTATTACACTCATTAATAGTTTAACTTGCATTACTGTACCTGGCTTTTGTTCTAATGCTTTTACAAAATTATCAATTCTAGCATCGCTTCCTGCATTATCTGTATCAGCTGGTGGTTCTTCTGGACTAGCTGGTTCTTCTGGACTAGCTGGTTCTTCTGGACTAGCTGGTTCGGCTGTTGGCTCTGGAGCTATTTCTGGAGTTTCTGGAGCATCAGGAGTATCTGGTGCAGCTGCAGGTTCTGGTGTATCAGTAGCATCTGGTGTGTCTGGTTCTTCTGGTTCTTCTGGTTCTTCTTGTTCATTTATAAAATTAATAATTCGACGTTTAACAATTTTTCGAACTAATTTTTCTTTTTGTTCTTTTGTTAATTTTTTTATTTGAGACATATAACCTCCATCTTTTTTTGATAATGTATCAATTAAATCTTCAGCATCATTTTCTACATTTTTTTCAAATGTTGATTTTGCGTGTGCTGCCATTTTAGGATTTCCATCTTGCATATCTTTAATAGGATATACTCTATCAGCATCTTTAAGTTCTGGAACCATTGTTATTTTTTCTTGATCTTTATCATGATTTGCTACAAATGGATATATTTTATCATCTGGATTTGGAAATTTATCATCTTTTCTATCACCTGGTAAAATTTCTCCTGACGCCTCCCATTGACAATCATTTGTTCCTTCACCTGTATAATCTTTTAAATCTTTTCTAGCTTTATGCTTTTCATTTTTTGGTTGTTTATATTTAGCCATTTTAACGTCCTGTTATATTATTTTATATAAATATTATCTAGAATACTTTAATGTTCCTAATATTTGATTTAGCGGAGCAAACGCTCCAGTTAGTTTATATATATTACCACCATATACAAATACAATTCCTTCTACTGGAACTATTTTTTCGAATCCGCCTAATCTTTTAATTTTGTCTAATTGTGTTTTTAAAAGATCCATTTTTGCAATATCATTGGTAGATCTCAATGTACGAATTATTTGTGCAATTTCTTTTCTAATATCTTGTACAGCTTTTGATGGATTTGGTGCTAAAAAATTAGATACATTTTTCATTATTTCTGCACCTAATTTTAAAAATATAGATTCAAATGGTTGTAAATTATCTTTTATATATTTTTTAAAATCTTTTTTATCAAATGGTCGCATCCATTCTATAAACTCTTCATTATCTATCATTTTAGCTACTTTAGAAATATTAGGAGATTTGATATCATATGCCCATCGATTCATTAATATATCCGTTATATCATCCGGTATATTATAATTAAATTCTTTTGCTTTATCTCGTATAACATCTCTCCACCATGATTTATGATATTCTGCTACAGAATCTGTGTCTTTTAAATTATATTTGTCACGTAATTGATCTAATTCATTAAATAATGCATCTTGATAATCTTGAAAATTTTCAATTCGACCCAATTTAATTTTTTGTGGAGGAATTAAATTGAATGTATTTTGTAGATCTGCGTTTGCATCTGTTACTGCTTTTTGAACAACAGCTCCTCCAGTTAAATCAGTTTGTACAACTTTACCTTTTTCGTCAAATTCAACAAGATTATGAAATTGAAGATATGCTGCTTCATATGCAATAACATTTTTTGTTGGTGGATATATAATTTCCATATTAGCAAATACTTTTCCATTTTGAAAAATACTTTGTAATTTTTCTGTTCCTACTTTTGCAAAAGCAGCTGCTAAATCTGTTCCAGCTTCTCCGAATGCATCTGATATTGGACCTCTTCCTGCAAACTTTGCTTGTAATTCTTCAACGGTTAATGGATTTACACGTTCTCCGCCATTTCTTGCAAATTTAACTTGACCGTCTTTAAAGGTCATAAATATATTTTGTCCATCTGTTTTTTCAGTAACAGCATCTTCAATATCTAATTTTCCTTGTAATCCACGCTGAATCATTTCTTTGAAATCTGCAAATGTTAATGATTGAGATCTATTCATATCAAATGGATGTGACATATGTCCAGCTAACCCGCCTTCATTTAAATATGGAGTTCCAAATACTGTTTTTGGAAATTGATTAAAATTATATTCAAATCCTTTATCATTTGATTTATTTAAAAATTTTCTAAGTTTTTTAATTTTCTTTTGATGTGCTGCAGCTCCTTTTGGAGTCATATAACCAACGCCCATCTGTTCTGCTATTTCATTTGCATCATTTTGAAATTTTTGTAAAAACCATTCTTTCATACTTAATGATTCTTTTAATACTGTTAACATGGTATCATCTGCCAAACCCGTATTCCCTCTAGGTGTTAAAAACTTAATTTTTAACTTTCCTTTTTTGCTTGTTTCGAGATCTGTACCGTTAAGTATTCTTCCTCCAGCACTCCAAGGATCTATATAATCTACCTTAAACTTTTTACCATTGTCTAATAATATTACATCGCCATCTTCGATATCTTTAATACTTTTTTGAATTTCAGATCCCATTACATCACCATATGTTGGAGCTCCGCCAAGCATTTGCCATAAGTTTTTTATGATAGATTCATCATATCCAGGATAACTTGCTTTAAATTTACTATATTCGTCTGCATTTAAAGATGCTCTTACG